GCGTCGAGGCCGGTTCAACACAGCCGATGAATGACACGATTCGCAAACAGCAGGCTGTATCCCTACTGAATGCTATTGCTCCGTTGGTGGGCACGGTGATCGATCCGACGGCTCTCGCTATTCATGTGTTGGAGGATGGTTTCGGGATCAAGGATCCGCAGAAGTTCATAATGGAACAGGGGCCGCCGCTTCCACCGGATGATATGCCGGTAGATGAAGCCGCCGCTCTTGAAGGCGGCCCTCTGCCGCCAGGGGGGCCACCTGTGCCTGCACCTCCCCCAGGTGCTGGTGTGCCCCCCGTATTCGCACCAACGGGCGGTGTGCCGCCCGAGTTGATGGCTCAACTCGAAGGCCAGATGGGCTTACAGTTACCTTCTTTGGGTTAGCCTGGGACAACGGTTGCCGTCTATTAGGAGCAACTACGGACTCCGAGGGCTAGTGCCCACAGAACATAGAAGGAACGGAACCCATTACGATGGACACTCCAGAATCTTCCAGCGAGGTAGCAGCGGAACCTGTTGATTCGACGTACACCGTCAAAGTTGATGGTGCAGAGTCAGAGGTCACCCTAAGCGAACTTCAACAGGGATACCAACGTCAGGCGGATTACACCCGTAAGACGCAGGAGTTGGCATCCGAACGTCAGCGTTTAGAGCAGGCTGAGGCAATAGTTTCGGCTTTGGAAGCGGACCCTCAGGGTGCGCTTACAGCGTTGTCATCAGCGTTCGGCATCGAGGACAGCCGGCAGCCTTCTTCCACTGATGAGTGGGAGGACGAACCGGATCCTCAGGAGCAGCGCATCGCTTCTTTGGAAGCGACGGTGGCACAACAGACGAGGGCGACAAGACAAACGGCTTTGGAGAAAGAAGTCGCTGTCCTTCATAGCAAGTACGGTGATTTCGATGCGGATGCCCTTTACAGGCATGCGCTTTCTAATCGGATCCCGAACTTGGAGGCTGCGTACGCTCACATGAACTTCGGATCTTTGGCGACTTATGCAGGGAAACTGCATGAGGAGCGAGAGATAACCGAATCAAAGCGTAGCGCCAAGGTGGAGAGCGGCACCTCACGCCAGGCTGGTGTAGTTACCAGCACGGCATCGGAGAAACCGATGTCGATTCGTGAGGCTTTCGCCAATGCCAAGAAAGAACATGGCACCTAGACCTAAGGAGTAAGAATCATGGCGGGTAACGCCAACTTTGATGAGATTCTTTCTACCACCCTCAAGAACTACATCCCGAAACTGACAGATAACATCTTCAGCGCCAGGCCGTTGTTCTACGCTCTGACGAACGGCCAGACCATTCGTCGGATCAGTGGTGGAGCGAACATCATCGTACCGATCATTTACGGTACAAACTCAACTGCCGGCTCGTACAGCGGCACAGACACCATCGATATCACGGCTCAGACAGGCATCAGTGCTGCTGAGTACGACTGGGGGCAGTACGCCGCCACGGTGACGATCAGCGGTATCGAGGAAGCCAAGAACAACGGCGAAGCACAGATCATCGATCTGCTGGAAGGCAAGATTTTCCAGACGCAGGAAACCGTTATCGAGAACATGAACACCATGTTCTGGGCTGACGGCACTGGCAACAGCAGCAAGGACTGGAACGGCATAGGCAACATTGTCGGCGGAACCGGTGTGACCCTTGGTGGAATCGACCCGACTGGTGCAGGCAACTCCTGGTGGAAGTCCACTGAGGTTGATCTGAGTGGCGCGCTCACTCAGGCCAGCATGGCTAACGTGTATAACACCATTTCGGTTGGTAATGACCAGCCGACTATCGTTATCACCACGCAGGCTTTGTACGAGAAGTACGAAGCACTCCTGGAGGGCCAGATTCGGTACACGGATACCGATATGGCTGACGGCGGGTTCCAGAACCTGCTGTTCAAGGGTGCACCCGTAACCTTCGATGACGGGTGTGCATCTGGTCAGGTGGTGTTCCTGAACACCAAATACCTGCAGTTGGTTGCTCATAGCGATGTCTGGTTCAAGCCGACACCGTTCGTGCGCCCAACCAACCAGGACGCCGTGTTCTCACAGTTGCTTTGCTATGGGCAGTTGACATGCAGCAACCGTGCACGACAGGGCTTCATGCACTCAGTCACCTGATCCTGATGGGACGAGGATTCGCTTACGCTTACAAGGCTGGCTCACGCCCATACGGGCAGCCCGCTGGCGACAACTTTCGGGATTCGACACCACGGCCTCAAACCGTGGGACCATCCCGCAACGTTCAGCGAGTCAACCCGATAAACAGCGAACCCATTGTTCCAGAATCGGTCAAATGCAGCGCGCTGACCCGCAGCGGGGAGCCCTGTAAAGGGCATCCCCCTGCGGGCAGCGACCTGTGCGTCTTCCATAGGGAGTAGTTATGGACATCTCGACCATGCGGTCGTATGTCCGCTCTGTGGTGGATATTGATACCGCCGACATCACCGACGACACCCTCAACCGTTTCCTGGGCGAGGGATACGACGTGATCGTCTATTCGGAGAAACGGTGGCCGTTCTTCGAGGTATCAACCACGTTCGACACAGTAGCGTCGCAGAAGGACTACACCCTGGCTGTTGTTGGAGCAGCCGTAACGGGTGGTCTGCGAGAACTCGCAGCCCTACGCACCGATGACCATGTTGCGACGTATGTGGGCCGCGACGAAGGCGACGTTGTCTACCCGTTGAATGTCACCGGCCAGGGTTCACCTTGGTGGTGGTCGTACTGGGGGGAAACAGTCCGCCTGTATCCCACACCAACTGGCGTCGAGACAATCTACGCACGCGGGTACAAGAACCCGACCACGTTCGGGGCTGGTGTGTCCGATGCGACCGAACCATCGGATCTGCCTGATCCGTTTCATATCGTTGTCGCCACTTACGGACTCGCCCGTGCTTACGAGCAGCAGGAAGATCCGACGATGGCGGCGCAGTATTTCCAGATATTCAACCAGGAACTCGACAACCTCAAGGCCCGCTACGACGACATGCCGGCACCACAGCCGGTGCTGTTGAACAGCCGGAATGCGTCACGTTGGCGGTCCCAGGTGATCCTCCCGAACCGTCTACGCTATTCCTGGGAGTGACCAGTGCCTGGTCAGTTCAAGTTAGAAACTCTGGAATCGTTCACTGGTGGTCTGAATCTCCGCACTGACCAGTTCAACCTCGAAGACAACGAATCACCGGATCTTCTGAATGTTCTCGTCGACCCCCGTGGCGGCATTCGCATGCGGGACGGTGTCGACCGGCGCAACACAACCGCTCTCAGCGCCGACGTGCAGGGTATTTGGGCGCTTCACACGGATGCCGGCACCAGCCACCTGATGGTCAACTACGGCACCAAGGTCGCCTATTCTGCCTCGTCGAACTTCACGGACCTGACCGGGATCACGGCCCGCACCGATGGTTCCAGGGTTTATGGCATGACTATGAACAATGTGGCATACGGCGTGTCCTACGACAAGGTGTCGTTCAAGTGGGATGGTTCATCAGCCGCTGACCTGGGGGTGACCCTGGATGGTTCAGCCGGCAACTTCCCCCAGGCCCAGTATGTGGCGTTCTGGAACAACTTCGCGTGGGCCGCGTACACCTACGAATCGGGTACCGGCTACAAGTACCGAGTGCGGTGGTCGAACGCCAACGACCCGGAAAAGTGGTCATCAACCGACTTTGTCGACATCGACAAGGGCGAACACGGCGACTACATCACCGGCCTGTGCCCGATGGGCGACAGGTTGCTGGTCTTCAAGTCGAACAGCGTCTACGCCATTTTCGGGTTCGATTCGGATTCGTTCCAGGTTGTCACCCTCACGGACAGTGTCGGGTCGGTTCCGCTGTCTTCTCCCGTGTCGACTCCATACGGGGTGTTTTTCTGGTACGCCGACCAGGGCGTCTTCTCCTACAACAGAGAGAACTTCGCCTGGACGTTCGACAAGATTTCTCCGGCTATCGAGGATGGTCGCATCTCGTTTGCGTCGAATCCGCAACTGGCGTGGGGCAACCAGAAGGTGTACGTCAGTGTCGATTGGACAGAGGCCGGCGTAACGACTCGACGGACGTTTATCTATGATCCGACTTTGGGGCCAACGGGCGCCTGGGTGTTGACGGACATTGACGCTGGTCCCCTGTATTCTTACCGGCCTCCAAACTCCACACCAACGGTTTACGCCGGCTGTGTGGCGAACACGGGGATTGTTGTGGATGTCGAGGACGAGCAGAACCGTACCAGCGACCGGTATGTGGGCTCTACAGAGGTCCATATCGTGTCGCATTTCTTCACCCGGTGGATGACCGGTAAGAACCCGATTGTGAAGAAGCGGTGGGGTCGACCGCGGATGGTCACATCCGCGGAGGCGACAATCACGTTGCCGGTGCTGATTTACAAGGATTACGACAAGTCGGCCCAGTCGAACTCGTTCACCGTGGATGTCCTGGGGAAGACTTCTACGTCGAGGTGGGATACGGCCAGGTGGGATGACGCCGATGAGGATTCGGCGTATTGGGCTGCGTGGGACGCTATCGCCCAGTCATTGACTGCGGATGTGGTGAATCTGCCGACTCTTGGGACGGCTAAGAGTGTAAGTATGAAGGTTAGTGGGCCAACGTCGGATAATCATTGGGAAGTCAATGCGTTGGCTTTCACCTATACGCCAAGGAGACTCAGGTAGATCATGGCAACTCTCGCTGTAACAAACTCGTTCTCCGCTGGAACGACCATCGTCGCAGCGGACATGAACGAGAACTTTGACGACGTTGAAGCGTTCGTCAACTCGACACCTGGTGTCGTCCAGAATGACATTGTTGACGCCAAAGGCGACATCATTGCGGCTACAGCCGCTGATGCGGTATCCCGTTTGGCGGTGGGTACGGACACTTACGTTCTGACTGCCGATTCGGGCGAGGCAACGGGTCTGATTTGGGCGGCGCCTACGACCGGTGATGTGACTGGTATCTCTGCCGGTTCAAACATTGATGTTACATCGGCCTCAGGGCCGGTTCCTTCGGTTGCTCTGGCGATTGACGCTGAGGTTGCTTTTGCCGATCAGGTGGCATCCAGACCTGAGATGAAGGATTATGCGGAAACGGTCAATGCCATTGGTGGTACCGGTGGAGGCACACAAGATTTCGACATTGCTTTGGGCAATGTCCACACGGCAACAGTTGATACGTCAACGAACACATTCACGTTCAGCAACCCATCTGCTACAGGCAAGTCGTGTTCGTTTACTTTGATCCTGACCAATGGTGGGTCGCAGACGGTGAACTGGCCCGCCGCAGTTGACTGGGCTGGGGGAACCGCTCCGACGCTTACTACGGCAGGTATTGATATTCTTACGTTTATGACGATTGATGCTGGGACCATTTGGTATGGCTTCTTGGCTGGGGCGGACATGAAGTAATGCCTCTTGGAGCGGCTAAAGCCGCGTTGCTTGGCGCATCTAATGTTGGTGGGCCTTTGACGGCGTTTGGTGGGATCATCACCCAGTATGAGGATTCTGGTACGACGTATCGGGTTCATACGTTCCGTGGTTCAGGCAAGTTCTATGTTGCCAATGGTGCGGCCACGGTGACCTATTTGATCGGCGCTGGGGGCGGCGGTGGCGGTTACGAGAAGGGCGGCGGTGGCGGTGCTGGAGCGTTCCTCACGGGAACCTCAGCCGTGTCAGCGGGAACGTACACAATCACCGTCGGTGACGGTGGCGGCCCCACGGAGGGCAGCAACGCCGTCAATGTGATCGGGACCGACAGTTCAGCGTTTAGTCAAACGGCTTCTGGCGGCGGCGGTGGCGGAGGGTCGAACGGCTCTTGGTCTGGCGCTCAGGATGGCGGTTCAGGCGGTGGGGCGCGTCAGGGCGCAGGCTCTGGCGGTTCGGGTGGCACAGGGGGCAACGACGGCGGCGACAACTCGCAGTCAGCGGCCAGCCCCTATGGGGCGTGCGGTGGTGGCGGGTTTGGCGCACAGGGTGTCGATGCGACTTCCGCTAACGCCACAGCAGGCGGCGCTGGAGCGACAGGCATAGGTATCACCGCTACGACCCCGCTCTACGGGGGCGGAGGCGGAGGCGGCGGCTTCGGCACGGGTGGCGATGGCGCTGGTGGCACAGGCGGCGGCGGCACAGGCTCAAAGGACAATCCAGGCGGGACGGACTGGGACAATCCGAGTGGCGGGGTTCCTAACACTGGCGGCGGCGGTGGTGGTGGCGGCAACAACGGCAACGGCGGTCAAGGCGGTACGGGCATTGTCATCATCCGATACGAGGTGGCCGCATAATGGCTGATCCCGCATACATCGACTCCGACGGTGTTCTCACTGACGGTGAGGCATGGGTCGGTATCGCCCACGCATCCCTGTCGCTGCCCGCTGCAACGGTTACTTGGACTTCGACCAACGACGGGCAAACAGGCGACTTCAGCCAGTACATGGATTTGGTGATCGTGAGTTATATGCGTGGCACGACAGCAAGTGTCAACGGCAACCTCACATTGCACTTGAACAACGACAGCACGGCCAACATCTACTCCAATCAGGTGTTTCGGGGTGATGGTACTAACGACTATGCGAACTCCTTCTCTAGTGCTTATTTCGACGTAGGCGAAATGGCGGGGGGTTCAGCGACAACCAACGTGTTCGGGGCAAACGTCTGCCACCTCTTCGATGTCAACAGCGGGAAGTACAAGTCGATTCTGGCCCAAGGCGGATCTGGGGACCACACCGACACGAATAGTTATGTGACCTTGTACACGGGAACGTGGAAGTCCCAGGCGGCTATCACGGAGATCGACTTGACTTCTCGCAATCTCGGAAACTTTGTTGCTGGTTCCGTGTTTGACCTGTTCGGCATTTTGCCCAGGATGGTGGCCTGATGGCTGTGATCGAAGCAATCCAGACAACGTATTTGGAGGCTGATGCTGCGTCGGTGACGTTCTCGTCGCTGGGTTCGTATGAGCATCTGCAACTGCGGCTTTCGTGGAGAACGACCCGTGCGTCAGCGTTGGAGCGTTGCCTGATGCGGTTCAACGGCGACACAGGCACCAACTACTCGCAACACAGGATGCATGGGAGCGACACCACGGAAGGCTCGAGCGGCAACACCTCGCAGACAGGCGTTTTTGCCGCTTACTGGGGGCCGACCTCGGTTGATGATGCAACGGTGTATGGGTCGGCAATTTGCGACATTTTGGATTACCGAAACGGATCGAAAAACACGACGACTATGGCTTTGGGCGGCACCGCTGATATGGGGACTCCGTATGTAACGTTTCAAAGTGGCCTGTGGGACAACGTGGCAGCAGTCACTTCAATAGTGCTGCTACCTGGCAGCGGGTCGGATTTCACCCGTGGTTCTGAATTTACCCTGTTCGGACTGGCGTCTTCATAATGGCTGCTTTTACCGTTATCGACCATCAAGAACTGACGGGGACCGCTGCTTCATGGACTAAGAGCAGCATTGCGTCGTCCTACGACCACTTGCTGATCTTGGCGAGCGTTCGATCAAACAGGGCAGCCGTCTACGACAGTCTGAAACTAGGCTTCAACGCCAACACAACAAGCGGCGACTACGGCCACACTTCCCTGCTGGCGAGCAGTTCTACCCCGTCATCGGGGCGAAACACGGCTCAGGCTCCGACGTTCATTGGCGATATGTGCGGTGCCAGCAACCTTGCAGACACGTTTTCAAGTGTAAAGATTTGGGTGCCTCACTATTCCAACACGGCGGACTTTACGCAAGCGATCACACAGTTGGTCCACGAAGATGCATCCACCACCGACGGGGAATGGGGCGTAGAAGTGGACGCCGTCCTGTTCGAGTCCACGGCTGCCATCACCGAAGTATCGTTGCACACGGGGACTGGTTCGTTTGTTGAGTATTCGACGTTCACCCTCTACGGAGTAACAGGAGCATAGAAATGGCAAGACAGAAGGTTGTCAACGGGGTCTACTACGACCTGACAGCAGAAGAAGAAGCAGAACTGGACGCGCGGGCTGAGGCTGCCGATCTGGACATGAACCATGTGCGGGATCGGCGTGACGGCCAGTTGCGTAGTACGGACTGGACACAGTTGGGGGACGCCGCGTTGGGTGACCATACTGCTGAGGAGTGGTCGACCCACAGGCAGGCTCTCAGGGATTTGCCGCAGACGTACAGTCGTGTGTCTGAGGTGGTGTGGCCGATGGACCCGCCAACACAGGCTG